CAGGGATGCTGAAGGTCTTCTCCCAAAGCTAATCAAAGTTCGCTGGAATAAAGACACCTTACATCCTCGGATACTCCAGCGTGTCATGCCTCATTACCCAGAAGATGAAATAGAACTCCGAGGCGACTCGCTTCTCCAGACTCTAGAATGACAGTGATGAATTAAAGGAGAACAATGACACAGCCTAGCAGAGCATTTGGGCAGAGAGTTAAAGCTGGAAGGAAGGGAGAACTACGAGTCTCTCGGCTCCTTGAGAGAAGCGGATTCATTGTTGAGAATCTAAATGACACGCTTGGGTTTGGGGAGCACCCTCCAGTAGACCTCGCCGTAACAAAGGCAGAACTGTCCTCCTTACGAGTTGCTGTTGAGGTCAAGGTAAGGATAACTAGAAACAGAACAGACCTCTGGTTGCCATCAAGTCAGATTCCTCGGATGCAAGAGTTCCAGCAAACTACCAAGATGCCTGTAGTAATCTCATTCAACTTCTACAATCCTACATACTCTATTGAGTTTGCCAGTCTTGATGATATAGTATTAACTGGCACATCATCAACTGGAGTAACCACATATATTCAAGATTCTTTCCAGATAGAGTTTGAGGAAGTGTATAGGGAATTACAATTAAAATTAAATATATAAATGTATATGGATAATTATTTATACCCCACTGGCAGATAGCAAACCACTCCTCAGTAGATGCTCACTTGCTCCGCCTGCGGGGTTGACAACTGGATATTCTCTGTGATATAATATAATATACTGAATTGTGGAGGAGGCAAAAATTGAAAAGATAGTTTTGGCAGTTGGGATTATTGTCGGAATCTTTCTACCGACAGTAATAGTAAAACTAATAAGTGACGGAGGAATTAGAATCAATGGCAGAAGAAAGTTTCCCAAGCGTAAGAGGTCTAGTCGACTCGGACATAGGACCTCTGAGGAGATTCACAGGAACCCTTGACTCGGCTCCTGGTGAAGACCAGGTATGGAATCCAGGGACTCCGAATGAGAGAACATCTGTAAGGCGCAGCATAAACTTCAAGGATATAGAGGTTCTTGAGGCTATTGAGCCTTACCAGTTCCCGATATACACCATCCTGCTCACTGAGTCAAACAGAAAGAAATCCAGATGGGGAGTGTTCGGTACTTCCCTCACAGGCATCCTCGATATGCAGTACACCGAAGCTCAGCTAGACCCATCCAGTCCTGAGTATGTCAAGCCTTCTGACCGCATGGACTTGAAGGACTGCTTTGGTAAAAGGCTAGGGCTGGTTATGGCAGACAATGAGGACGGTAGACCTCCTCAGCATGACCTATTCGATGGAAGGGCTAAGGATGAGGAGCATCCTACAGGACAGGATGTACCGACCTCAGCCTGGGAAGTCTACATGGTGGAAGGCATCGGGGTTGCAGGCAGTGGAGGAACAAGTCCATTAGATGAGGCTATAAGCGTTCTGGATGGCAAGACCATAGCGCAGTTCAACGATGCCGCCTTAGCTAATGAACTGATAAGAAGTGATGTTAGCCTACTCACTTCAATCGGTATGCCTGTCAGTGCACCGAACTCCTTTACCAATACTATGGTAGCTGGAGGGCAGTTCACCAAGGATGAGCAAGGAGTATTTCATAAGGTATAAGGAAATGCTTGCTGGTGTCCCTAGAATCAGGGATATAAAATGGGGATACCTCGCCAGCGAGCCTGCCAGCTACCCTGAAAAGGGACACTTAGAAGAAAATCTGTAGCGAGAATGAAGGCAAGATTACCGCCAAGTGGCTACCTCTAGCTAGCAGGACATGGCAAAGGGTGAGGCGAATAAAATAAAGGTCGAATCAGAGGGGTGTTCAAGTTTTACGTTGCCAGGCTTACGCCTCACCCTAAGCCACCCACAGTAAAGGAGGAGATTAAAATTGAAACGAGTAGACAATCCAGAACTCAGTCGCAAAATCCTGAACCATCTTGCAGACCTATACAAGATTAAGGAAATCAGAGAGCCAAACCACCTGTCCAGCTATGTGTACTGTAGAACCAAAGGCTTTCTCGACCAGAAGCAAGCAATAGAACCTACCGATGAGGAAGTGATGTTGTTTGCTTTAGGCTACGGGCTGCAAGATGTCCTGACACCAAAAGATGCAACCGCTGAAGTTCATGAGTTTGAAGGCATCATGTACCGCCCTGACATGACTATAACCAGAGCCGATGTTGAAAGGTTACAGGAACTTAAAACCACACGGAAGTCAGCCAAGCAACACTATCTCGATGATTACATTCCTCTCACATGGTTAGCCTACATGATGGGAGGCTGTAAGATTCGAGGCACGAACCAGTATGACCTGATTGTTCTATACATGATGGGCAATTACTCACCCCCGTTTCCTCAGATATATGCAGATACGTTCTACTTCACTAATGAGGAAATCGAGGACAACTGGCTTATCATCCAGTACAACAAGGGAGTGTTAGATTATGCTTTGGCAAAGAACAAACCGCCTACGCCGTTCCAACACTGCTATGACTGGGAGTGCAAGAACTGCCGATACAAGCTAGTATGCGAAGTGCTAGCCAGAGCGGAGGAGGGCAAGAAATAATGGAGTTTGAGTACATTGGAGTTATAGCAATAGTCGGAGAGGAGGGTAGCTGCAAGACCACAATGGCTCTGTCCTTCCCGAAGCCCATGTACCACTTTGAACTCGATATGGATGGCTTCAGAAGAGCAGCTTGGAGGCTCCCGCAGGAGTACCCTGATATTAAGATTAAAGAGCTTGGCAGAGATGAGGACGTTACCAAAGTTGATATTACTCAGTTTGACATCGTTACTAAACCTTATCCAAAGCCACTCCAAGTTGGCAAGTTAAAAGGCGCAATGACAGGCAACACCCCATCAGTTCGGAAGTTCCAGCAACCGAAGAGAGTAGAGGGAATGAAGGAACTATGGCAAAGTATCATCACTGACTTCGTCCATGTAGGACAGCAAGGTATAGTTACCATAGTATTTGACTCCGCTACTAAACTCTGGAATATAGCCCATAACGCCAGGTTGCAGGAGTTGCAGGAGATTCAAGAATACAAATGGAAGAAGGAGTTTCCGAATACACCTATGCCCGAGGACGAGTATCGGGAACGTCTGCAACCTATTGAGTATGGACAACCTAACGATAGAATGACCACTCTGATGGACACTGGAAAGTCGTTCAGGAAAAATCTTATCCTTACCCATTATCCTACAGATGAGTATGGCATGGTTCCTGATGGAAAGGGAGGCTTAAAGGAAGATAAGACTGGCAACCTAATCTTAGATGGATTTAAGCATACTAAGAAAGAGTGCAGTCTAATTGTATGGACTAGCATTAAGGAGAACAGCACTGTAGATAGCAAAGGTAAGAAGGTATTAGTCCGCCAGCCTGTCGCTAAAATTACAAAGTGCGGGATTGAAGGCATGGGGTTAGATGCAGTCGGAAAAGAAATCATGGCATCTTTTGATGGAATTATCAGTATGAGAAACCTGATGAGAGGAGGAAACATAAGTGCCTAAACTATATGTAGACGCTAATCCTCGAATGGTTGCCTATGTTCTCGATGGTGGAGGAAGTGGCTATCAGGAACTGCCGCCTGGTCATACCTCCATGACTGCTGAGTATACTGCAGTTATCTATGGACTGAGTGAATACTTCCTCAAGTGGAACAAAGAACTTGATGCTAGGTTTAGTGACTTAGACCCAGAGACTAAGGACTTTGTCGATGGAGTCGGGACTCCTGCTGACCGCACTGTTAGACCGCTTCCTCCACCTGTTATGGTGTGTTCTGATAATGAAGTTGTAGTTAAACAGCTAACTCGCCAGTATCATATAAACAACGACAGGCTCAGGAAGCTGGCACAACAGGTATGGCAGATGATTCAGAATGTAGATGTCAAGTTCGAGTGGGTTTCAAGGAAAGACAATCCAGCAGGAATGATGCTGAAATAAGGAGGTAGTATGACAGCATACGAGAGTCTCAAACAAAGAGTCAACGATGCAGTAACAGACCATATCCCAGTCAACCGTATATGTCCTTACT